ACCTTTCTATCCGGGTACTTCTCTTTGTCCACCATGATTTCATGGCGTTCAGGATTCCAATCATCCCAAAGTTTACAACGGTCTGGAAGTTCGGTTTTCCGCCCCTTCTTTAAATAGCTTATTTTCTGTCCGATATCGGGTAATGCTAATATTTCATCTAAACTCAATAGCATAGTTTATATTTTTAATGCGTGAATATTCCTGTTAAATCTTTTGGCTTCAAAATGCGTCCAAGCAAACAACCCAATACATAATATCTAATAGCATCCATCAAATGATTATATTCATCTACTGGCTCATTGATGTAGTTTCCATCTTTATCTTTGTCCCAAACATATTTCCGAAGTTCAGTAATAAGATTGTAAGAGCGTTCTGTTACAAAGAACTCCATATCTTTAATCTTATCAATACCCGCCTTGATTGAACCGGGGAACTTATCTACCGGATAGATATTCACGCCTCTGTTCTTTATCTCTTGAATCAATCGAGGATCTTGTGAATCAGCAAACACTTTCATAGAGAAAGGCTTTAACCTGTTGGCAATAGCTGATGAAAGCATATCCGTTTCATAGAAAAGTTCATCAACATACAAACGGTTATCAATAATGCCACATCTTACAGCAGCGGATGGATCATTAGTAAATCCGAAGTCCTGCCCTATTCCTACCTTTTTGCATTCTCGTGGGAACTCTTTAACAATACCCCACTTCTTGAATACGGCACCTTCCGCTACATCAGCCCAGCGTCCGATAACCACATGGGCATACTTTTCGGGGTTGCTCACCTTCATATCCTCGACTTCTTTCAAAAACTCAGGTGAAAGGTTTTCCAAGTTATCCAGATAGGTAGTATGGATATGAAGTACATTCGGGTGTGTGGAAATCTGTACCTGCACACCATCAATCTCTACCAGTTTATGAATATTCTCAATGTACTTTTTATAGATAAAGTGATTGGAGTCGCAAGGATTCATGATAATAATAATCCGGTTCTGAATCCCTTTCTTACGAATAGAAAGCATAATCTTGTCGAACTCTTCTTCATTCGTCCATTCCTCCGCTTCATCGCAAACAAAAGTAGTAATACCCTGAATGGATTTCAGTTTCGCCGTCTGATTCCCCGAAGATGTTTTGATACCCCGAAACATAATACGACTCTTAGTCATTTTGTTGACTATATCCGTCTTGGTGGTCTTGAAATATTTTGTAGTTCCGTCAAGGTCTATCTTCTCCATCATTTCCGGGATGATAGACATACCGGCGGAAACCATCGTGTAACGGGTATAGAGAATCTGATGCACAATCTTCTCTACCGGGGTCATTTCAAAAGTCAGACGCTCTATAAAGGTGGAAGCGTTGAAAGACTTTCCCGAACCACGTCCACCGGTGATAAGAATTATAAATTTCTCCTTATCCTCATACAACGGATGATATATTTCTTGGGGTTCGATCATTTCAGTTTGTCTTTAATCCAGGAATCAATACTAATACCATGATCTATGTCGGTTGGGATGTCGGCATCTTCATCCTGCTTGCGTTCAACTTTTCTCCAGTCTTCATCGTAATGATATAACCAAACAGACTGCGCTTGTAAATTTGGAGCCAGTTCACCTTCTACGATTTGAACTTCTTCCTCGCCCGTCAGGTTGCCCTCTCTGTCCTTAATTTTTCTGATAGTGGTGTTCTTAGTCTTAATACCACCAAGAGCCATAGCAAGGAACTTAGCACGTACAAGAGCGTTTATAGCACAACGCGCACGCGATAATACTTCGTTCAATTCGGGGTACTCACCTTTCTTCTCACAAAAAGTTTGAGGACATAACCCAACGGCATGAGCAATTTCCTTATCAGTGAATCCCTTTTTGGCATACGACTCTACAAGAGAAAGAAAGTCCTCACTTGTATAGTCAAACTTAGGCTTTCTTCCTCCACGACCTTTTTGGTTTTGAGATTCACTATTGCTCATATCAATCTACCCGTTCTACTTGTTCATCAAACACTTCTCCTTTTATGAATTTCATATCCGGATCATAACCGAATCTCTCACAGAAAGCGGCTTTAGCTTCATAGGTATCAAAGGATAATATCACATAAGCATCCATATCCTCGGCTGTTTTCTGTGCGTTCTCTTTTACCTGTTGCTTGACTTCTTTCATGTGGGCAACCTTCTCAGCACGTTCCAACTGCTTAGCGGCCTTATTGGCTTCTTTCTGTTCGATTACTGGTTCCATCATGTTAGACAGAGCGTCTGCGATGGAGTTTTCTTCTTCTGTTTGTAGAAGGTAGTCAACACCAATCATGTTTAAGTCTGCATCGGTCAGACCTGCATCTTTCCAGTCAATATCAGGAACTATGCGGGCAAGTGCGTCAAAATCCCACATACCTTGTGCATTCGGGTTGTTCATTAGAATGTTCAACTCCTTTTCCTGCTTTTCATTCACATCAATGACATCGACACGAATACGGTAGTCATTGTCGGGAAACTTCTGTAATTCATCCATGACAGATAAACGCTGGTGTCCGCTAACCACGGTCAGCCCCGTACGCTTGTTTACGACTATTCCCCCGACTAACCCAAACTTCTTGATACCACGCTTTAATGTTTTGCGAGATTCATCCGAAAGTTTCCGGGGATTATAATCTGCAAAATGGATGGTAGAACGGTTAAGTTCCACCGATTCACTTTTGATATATTTTGATAATTCCATATTAACCATTACTTAAGCCCAATCCTCTACCTTGACGTACAGCTCTTGAATACTGTTGAAACACACTCCGGTTATTTGCAGTGTTCAACCTGCTCAAATTACGATACATGGCACCGCCAATACTATTAATTCTTGCTTGTCTTGCAGGATTCCCTTCTGCCGCACGAGTCAAACGATTTGTTTGTACTCCAATATCGGCAGCACTTTTCATCTTTCCCCTTCTTCTGTTTCTGACTCAGCTATTCTCCTATCAATTTTGTTTATTATAATACTCCCAAAGCACTCTTTCAGCCATTGGAAACACTCTATAAATTCTCTGTAAGTCCTGTGGGTAATTCTTCTCCATCCAAAGCATACAATCGAGGTTGAAGCCAACTCCTGAACTTGCTTTCAACGAATATCTAATCGGTTCAGGCAAATTATGTTGCCGCATATAAGCGAGAATATCTTTCTGTGTCCAGTCAGCCAAAGGATAAATCATACCGTTATTCTCGTAACTGTTTGCCTCATAGCCTTTCAGCATCAAACGCCTATTCATTCCATCAGCCTTTTTCATACCCAAGAATGTGTAATAAACACCATGAGTAAGCTGCATAGCTTTTACCACATCAGCAAGTTTCAGTAACTTTACTTTCGGATTAGGTACGCAGTACATGCCACCTCTAAGAATGTAGGTAAGATTCCAATGAGGCACTTGTACAAACTCAATCTTTGGATATTTAGCTTTAGTCCAGTTTATCCAGCGGTTTATGTGCTCTAAATCCTTAACGAAATACATGAATACACAAACAATCCGATCAAACTTTGGATAGATAAAATCAAGCAGAACAAGCGAATCTTTACCTAGGGACAAAAATAGTAAAGCCTCACTCGATTTTACTCGAATGAGGTCTATATACCGGTTCGCTTGCTCTACTTTGCTCATAGCTAACCACCCGACAATCCAAATGAAATACGAAGATCACTATAACGCTGTCTACGTGACCCTAACTGCGTGGCACTTGCCGTACCCCTACGATTGGCAACTAATCTACCACCTGCGCCAGCACCATTCATATTCCGACGTGGTCCGGCTACTTTATTAATCCTTCTTCTGACTCAGCAAATCATTTTTAATTAAACAATCAATCTATATATTTCTCTAATACCTTGCCTAAAGTATAGTCCATTTGGGCAGCTAAATATTCTTCACCTTGATGTTCGTAAACAATATCGTTGCCGTTTTCATCGGTGAGAATAGCCGCTTCTGCGTTCTTTACTTCAACGATGATATAAGGACGTTTACCACTATAAGCACCTGTAAGAAGTTTGATGGCATCATACTTAATAGGCTTCAATTCTACTTCACCTTCTTCGGGTAGCTCTTCATCAGCCTTATACTCTTTACCGCCACAAAGATAGGTGATATATTTCTTTGCGTTGGTAGGTCTGATTTCACGATATTCGTGAGTCTTAGTACCTGCCAATATTTCATCGAAATACTTCTGTTTGATACTTAATGTAAGAATGTTCATAATCGTGTCAATTTTAAAAGTTAATAATCATAGTTGCGGAAACAGGACTCGAACCTGTGACCCTCGCCAAGTCAAAGCGATAAGCTAACCAACTGCTCCATTCCGCGATAGTACCCCAAAGGTACTACCACAACCAAAGATAACGAAATATCTTCAATCGTTATACACGACAATCGGTTTATTGTCGTAAAATTGATAGCCTGCCACAATTTAGCAAGAAGAAAGCACGGTTTAAACTAAACCCACCTGTACCTTTGTTGCCTCTATCCGTATGATACCTGTAAATGATTGAGTTGCTATATTTGGACCACTCAGGCATAAATATACCACTCTTAGACCTGCCGTTCACTGTAATAGAACCAGATAATGCAGGTTTTTGGTGGATAAACTGTATGTATTTCATGCTTATCTGTTTTTCATCCATTTATCACGCTTTTCCCTGCACACCTCTAAGGTAGGCGCACAACAAGAAAACAACTCACCGCTTTCAGTACGGTAGTCGTACTGGTACATTCTCACTCTCTTACCTTTCAACTTAGTGTTGTAGGTAGTGTAATTCTCTTTACC